CAAACTACGGAGGAAGATGTGATGCGATCCAGGGATCGAGTCCGTACTCTAAGGGGAACTTATGAATTCCCTGCTCGCGCAGCCGCTGACCCTCCTAATACTGGACGGCGTTTGCTAATTCTTGATGATGGTCGAATCAACATCGGTTACAGAATTATTGATTTCCGAATATGGAACGCTGATTCTACTGGTGAATATGATGCATATTCAACACAAGCCCACCTTTCGATGTCATTGGACATTACATCCGCGCTTGATGACGCTTCTGATAACCGTGAAATCGCATGGGCTGCATACAATACCGGGACTGGATTTGGAATTGACCAGTTCCATCTGGTTGATCCGAATCATATTGTCGTCAGAGATTTGAATTTGCTCTTTACACAAGTGGCAAATTCTAATGTCGCACGAGTGAATTATTATATCCTGATGGAAGAATACGACATCACCGACCAAGAAGCTATCATTTCAATCATCAAAGAAGAATCTCAAGATGTTGACAACTGATTTTTCAGTGCTGCGGCAAGCACGACATCATCAGTTCGATGAAGAAGAACGGCAATTAGCGTCTTTGTGGGTATGTCTCGGATGCTAAATTCCTCTTTTTCTGAAAGGTATTTGTTAACAGCCTTCTCAACCGTCATCGATTGGTTGCGTTGAGCCTTCAATTTGATGATCGTCTTGACATCGAGGGAGAATGTCTTCGTCATTCTCATTCTAAATCTACTCCATAATCCTCGGCGTATTCCTCAATCATCCAATAAATCTCATGGATTAACGACGCATGCGGGGTTTTGTCCGGCATCCCACAGTCCTGAAGCAATAAAAACAGGTTGGCGATGAATCTACGGTCTTGGACAGTCATGCATTCACCACCAGAGGGCAACAAACTTGACATGAAGATACAAAATAATAGTCAGCAATGCAATTGATTGCACTGACTTTGTCTTCATTTCGATTGTGTAGGCAGTAAAATTGGCTGTTACAGCGTGAGCATTGGACGCACATATTAACGCCCAGCGGGTTTTAGTTAATTAACTAACCTACAACGAGGCTACGAGGGACGGTTGGATGGGGTACTGCGTACCCACAACACCGCCACGACCGGCATGGATTAAGGGTGGAACGATTTCTACTACTACTATAAACTACCTTGGGATAACCCTACACTATGGCAAGAACTGATTCTTTCTTTATCCGAGCACAAGTGCTCACAGACGGCGTGAACTACAACGAAGCAGCAATCGATCTTGGATCGTATGTTGATGCTTTAGGAAAATCGGTCCTTCGGATCCACAATGTGCAAGTTCAATACGGAACTGCTGGTACATACATCGGCGGTCGAAGTCCAGACATGGTTAGCGGAACTCAATACCAACTAACCACTCAATCTCAAGTTGGCTTGGTTTCTCTGAACAACCGTAGCGTTGTTTCTTCTGGAGCTCTCAACTACAACACAGACGGGGCAAGTTCAATTCTTTCCGTCACAGAAACTCTTGACGCAGGTCCACAACACTGGACAGATGGCTACCTCATCGCCGTCGAGCAAATGTACCTCGGAGTCGACCAAGGTACAGATTCCCTCGACGCTGTAAGCATTGTTTTAGAATGCACTGTTGAAACCATGACTCAGGCCGCAGCCATGGCACTCGCCCTCTCCCAACAGTGAGGCGATCACCTATGCCAAGCGATGCAGAACGAGCCGCCGCCCTACGCGCTGCTGCTGACTATCTCGTACAAACTGGCGTAGCCTTGACCCCCCTCCCTGCTGTCATCAAGCCTGCGGCGTCAATGGTTGCCCCTACTGTAGTAGAGAACTTGGCACTTGAGGTTGCAAGAATCCTAGCAGGTACAGGAAACCCTACTGTGCCAAAGCCCAGGAGAAAGCGTAAGGATCCGAAGATGGCAAAGGCCCTCAAACAGTCCAATGCGCGGTTCCGAAAGAAGAATGGGAACCTACGTGCAGGTGCAACGCAAGCAAAGATCATGTCATACGCTCACAAACTACGGAGGAAGATGTGATGCGATCCAGGGATCGAGTCCGTACTCTAAGGGGAACTTATGAATTCCCTGCTCGCGCAGCCGCTGACCCTCCTAAT